CCGATCAGCAGTACTTCAAGGAAGATGCGCTTGCATTCAAGGCAACCGAGCGTTACGCCTTCTCCGCATTTGACATCGGAAACGTTTCCGGTACAGCATCTGCACGAGTCCCAGGCTCGCTCATCGTTGGTGCATCGTCTGCTACATAATCCTAGCAGACTCGCTACAAAGCCCTCGGCATCACTGCCGGGGGCTTTCTCTTTGTCTATTGCGTTAGTCTTGCGCTGATGCTCGTGTGGGATACTTACACTATGTTGACCCGTGCCGAAGCCATTGCACAAGTGAGCCTGTTCGTGGATGCTCAATCCTACCCGCAACTGTCCACAACCGAGATAGGGAGCATCCTTGATTCCTATTCACGGTTCACTACATGGACAGCCAGCACGGCTTATGCTGTTGGCGATCGTGTAGTCCCTACTACTCCTAATGGTCGTGTCTATGAGTGCCGTGTAGCCGGTACTACAGCAACCACAGAACCAGAATGGGCAGAGTATCCCGGTGGACAGTGGAAGGGCTGGAGCGTCCTAGATGGCACCAGTGACCCTGTCCTAATGTGGGTTGATATGGGACCTGCAAACATTGAACGCTACGATGTCCGGACTGCTACCCGGCAAGCATGGTTCATCAAAGCCTCCAGATGTGCTTCTGATATCGATGCTAAAGAAGGCACAAGCGATGTGAAGTTGAGCCAACTGAAAGCGCACTGCATTGAGATGGCCGAACGATATCGCCCGGTGGTGTTCGCATGAGCCCTATCCTCCGTGCAACGCTACAGGCTGGCTTGGTTCGTAACCTCTGCCAGACACCTATTGAGGTTCACCGCTTTACCCTGACCGAAGATGGGCGCGGCGGTGTTACTGAGACATGGCGTAAGGTTGCCGATTACAAGGGCAGACTGTCCAACCAGTCAGACACCGAGAGCATTGTAGGCGGTGGCATCCAGCCATCAGCAGGATGGTCTGTCACACTTCCGGTTGGTGCTGATGTCATGGCGCATGACCGTGTTTATGTTGTAGGTGACGATTCCAAGTATTACGATGTGGTCGGTACAGACTTTGGACAGACCGACCTTTTAGTACAGCACGTAGGGCTGGTGGAGCGGACGGCATGAGTTTAGATAATTGGGTCCAGATAGGCATACAGGCATTTGTAACACTCATCACAATCGGATCTGCATGGGTGGCATTGCAAGTGCGCTTGGCAAAACTTGAAGTACAAAACGCTGGCATACTGTCTGCACTTGACCGACAGGGGCAAGAAGTCCGCCTGATAGAACAAAGACTCGGTAAGCTAGAAAACAAGGTGAGCGCATTGGAGGCACGAAGGACATGAGCGGAATTTCTATTAAGCGACTGGTCGTAGTGGTGTTGGTTGCGTTCGTGGCTTCCTTCACGACCGTGTTCGGTGATGGTGTACGCACGGCTGAAGCCAAAGATGTGACCGAGCTGGGCGCAGTGCTGGCACTGTACGGAAGCAAGGCGGTCGCGGCTGGGGTCTCAGCTTCGGTGAGTTCTGTGCTGGCGTTCTTGACGATGCCGTTTAAGGGTGTTGAGGCGAACAGCCTGAAGGTGGGCAAATGAACCTGCAAAACTAATATTTTGACAGATTCGCGCCTATAAAGTTACAATCGGACATCAGCAAAGTGGAGATATCGGATGGAACATATCAATTTTGAGCGGGCAGATGTCAGAGAATTGGCAAACGAATTAGTTAGGCTTAGGGCATTCCCTGACATAGACTTAGTGCAATATGTATACGACAATTGGTGGTGGTATGAAGCACCAATTGAGTATATTAACAGCTGCACTGATGCAGCCTACCTCTGTCCATCACATCTGGCAGTTGATGGGGAAAATTATGTTAACCGTTATCACCGTTACTTTTTTGATAAGGTGAAAAAAGCGATTGACACAATTTTAGAGGCAATGGAGGTGGGCAAATGAACCTAAGTAATGTTGTTGTCACACCACTTGTGACGAACCCTGCCGACTACAACATCAAAGCCGACATCATGAACGACGAGAATGTCAAGGTTGCAGACTTTGGTGTTGATGGCATTGATATGTTTACGTGGTGGGTTCAACAGGATGAAGCATTCCGTCAAAACATCGTGAATCAGTTCATCGTGATTATGGCTCAAGAAATCTACACAGGAACGGCTGAGTAATGGCAACTTATTATGTTCGTCCTGACGGCAGTGACTCAAACACTGGACTAGGCGCAACCACTGCTCTTGCGTGGCGTACCGTACAAAAAGCATTAGGTGCAACCGGCATAGGCTCTGGTGATATCGTCTACATCGCTCCCGGTCATTACAATGAAACGGTTACAGTTGGCGGTACATACTCGGCAGAAACACAAATCATTGGTGACCCGTCTGCTTCACAGTTTACTGGTGTGAATCCCGGTTATGTCAAACTTAGTCAATTTGCGTCAGCTGGAACATCAGCACGTAACCTTACGCAATTATTGATTTCTGCCAGTAAGTCTTACCTACACTTCAAAAACCTATACTTTGAGTTGGCGCAGGTTAGTGAAATATTGATGAACTTTACAAACGCAAGGTTTATCAGTTTCACTGGGTGCGTGTTCTACCATAACCTACGCCCAGCTGTTGGTAACTACACGCTATCGATCACAAACCCATCAGGACAAACATCAAACACGACAATACAAAATTGTGTCTTCTATAACAATCCATATGTGATTCTACAAAGTGTTGTGTCAGGTGATGCAACAGTCCTGAAAAACAATCTTTTTGTAAATGGATATAACGAGGGCATTCAGTTGTTTCAATGTACAGCGACCGTTTATAACTGCACATTTGCTATTGCATCTGTCGGTATGCGTATAACGGGTAGTTCTGTTGTGACTGCAAATAACTGTTTATTCACTGCGTGTAATCAAGGCGTATTGATTTCAGCCGGGACATATAACGAAAACTACAACCGATACATCGGTAACAGCACAAACGTATCAGGGACATATACTCCCGGTGGCAATAGTTCATCAACTGGAATCACAGGTATTGAGTCAGCGTATAGCTTACTTCATTCGCTGAATAATGCAGTCGTATTTGGTAGCGTCAATGGTAGTCAGAATGCATCGTTTGGCACTGCGACAGGCGCACCTACAACAGACCTATTTGGTGTAGCGTGGACAGGTTCTTCTCCTGACGCTGGAGCAATTACATACCGTAATCCATCAGGTGTTGGTCAATACATTGCAACAGAACGCAACGCCTCAACCATCACAATTGCTCCCGGAAGCACATCACAAAGCATCGAACTCTACCTTGGTGCTACAGGTCTCACAGCCTCCACAAGCGGTCTGTCAGCCCGCTACAACCGCACGCGCACTGCTTCTGTAAGCATCACTCTAGTAGCCCGTACAATCGCTCAGGCGTGGACATCTGGTGGTTTTGCCGAGGTAGACGCAACCAATATGCCGGGAGTCTACAGATTGGACGTGCCTGATGCTGCCTTAGCGGCTGATGCTGACGATGTCACGATAGTGGTCAGAGGTGCAAGCGGTACTAATGGCGCGGTAATGACTGTCAAGCTGAGCAGTGGTGGCTTGACGGAAGCGCAGACCGCTGGTGCTGTGTGGAACGCTGTACGCTCATCGTATGCAACGGCAGGAACCTTTGGCCAGTACGTCAACGCTGAACTGGTAACGCCGGTAACCTCAGCCGCTCTTGTTCGCATGGGTCCTTTTGAGGTTAGGGCTGATGGGCTTGGGGCATCTGATCCGCTTGACATCCAGAAGGGCGCACAGCACGGCATCGATATCCAGTGTGTAGACAACAATGGAGCAGGAATCGATATCACCTCTGCAACGGTTACGGCTAAGGTCTATAACTCTGGTGCGACGCTGGTTGACACTTACTCCTGTACTGCAACCTATGCAGCTGATGGACGTGCTACCTTCACCATTGATACAACGGTGACGAACGTACCTGGCACTTACACTGCAACGATTACACGCACAACGGGTGCATCTGATACGCAGGTATTCGGTCCACTGCGAATCTATGTGAGGGATATCTAATGGCAGTAATCTTTGACTTGACGGAAGACCCTCAGCAGGTCGTGCAAGTCTCCGCATGGGTCGGAGACTGGCACTCCTATGTCGTCCGCTTGGTGGACGAACTAGGAAGCCCTGTGGACATTACGACAGGTACGCTTGGTGCTACCTTTACCAACATCCAGACTGGCTCAACGTATACGTTTCCATCCGGTAGCGTGACCTTAACAAAGCAGTACAGCGCACAAGGCATCTTGTCTGTTCTCAACCCGGCGGCTTATCCAACAGCGGCTGATATCAGGCTAACGATATCCTTCACGGTGTCCAGCACGGTACGGCGCTTTGGTCCATTGCAGATCGAGGTATTGGCTCCGTGATAAAGGTTTCCTACAGCCTGAAGTCTGTTGCTCTAGATTCCTACCGTAGGAATTTAGGGCAGTTGTCTGTCGCTGTAGGTAATGCTGCTGCTAACATCGAAGGCAACGCAAAACAGAGCATTGAAATGTCAAGCGGGCAATACAAAAAGTATCCCGGACGTAAAGAACATCCGCACTGGTCAAGTCCTCCAGGCACTCCACCAAATGCTGACATGGGCGGTTCTGGTCTATCAGGAAGCATAGAGAGCAAGATGACGGGTAGGACATCAGCCGAAGTAAACGTAGGCGCAAAGTACGGAATACCTCTAGAGCTTGGTTGGATGACTCAAAGCGGTACACACGTACCGGCTAGACCATTCTTACGTCCAGCGGTTGAAAAGGAAGCACAAGCTTTTCAAGCAGCCGTGAAAGTTATTCTGAAGGGTGGCAAGTAATGGCATTTGAGCCAGCAGTAATTGAGCAATGGATCTACGAAACCTTGACAGGCGATACTTCCTTGATGGGTTTGCTTGCTCCTGACAATAAGCCTTCTGGCTTCCAG